CTAGCTAATTATTATAAAGGTTCTCAATGAGTGCAATTTTAAATACTAAACGTGCATCCGAACGTAGATTAAACACTTTGGGTTTACCAATTGCTTTTGAAGGCAGTTCGTTTACTCCACCGAATAGTTTATACCTACGTTGTCAATTTCAAATTAGAAACCCTGATGATCCTGTAATTGGTGATAAATATTACAGAGAACGAATTCAGCTTCAGGTGTTTGTAGCAGATGTGTTAAATACTGGTACTGGTAATGCTTTAGAAAAAGCAGAATTGGTGCGTGGATTATTCCCAAAGGGTCACACCCTGATTGAAAGTGGTACTAGAATTTACGTGTTAGGAACACCACAAATCTCAGGTACTATTGTCACAAACGACAGATTAGTTGTTCCTGTAATGATTGATCTTGTCGCTGAAGTTTATTCAGAATAAGGGTTAGCTAGCCCCTTGCTTGTTAGCTACATTTGCAAATGTTAATTATTCTTTAAGGAAAAAATATGCCAATTTCAAAAGGTACAGCTAAGGTAGTTGCTTACAAGAAAGAAACCTCATGGGGTACTCTAGCAGGTAATACCGGTGCTAAACAACTTCGTCGTGTAACTGCCGACTTTAACCTAACAAAAGAAACTTACGAATCAAACGAACTTCGTACCGACCGTCAAGTTGCTGACTTCCGTCATGGTGTACGTAGTGCCGAAGGTTCTCTAAACGGTGAATTATCAAATAAGACCTACAGTGATTTCATGCAGTCTCTATTAGCTCGTGATTTTACTACCGCACCAACCGCAAGTTCACTTTCAATTACTATCGCTGCTTCTGGTTCTCTATGGACTGTAACTCGCGCTGCTGGTAGCTGGTTAACTGATGGTTTCCGTGTTGGTATGGTAATTCGCCTAAGTGGTGGTACTTTCAACGCTCTTAACTCAGGTAAGAACCTTCTAATCGCAAGCATGACCTCTACTGTACTAACTGTAGCTGTAATGAACGGTAGTAACCTACAAGCTGAAGGCCCAATTGCTTCTGCAACTGCAACTGCTGTAGGTAAGGTTACATACGTTCCAGCTACTGGTCACACTGATGATTCATACACTATTGAAGAATGGTATAGTGATATCGCTCAGTCTGAAGTTTACACTGGCATGAAGGTTGGTTCAATGGCAGTTCAATTACCTGCTACTGGTCTAACTACAGTTGACTTTAGTTTCATGGGTAAAGACCTAACTCAGAAGGGAACTTCTCAGTATTACACCACTCCAGCTACACAAGGTTCTGATGGTATCTTTGCTGCTGTTAACGGTGTAGTTCTAGTAAACGGTGCTCCTGTTGCTCTAATTACTTCTGCTGACTTCACTGTTGAGCGTGGTATGGAAAACGCAACTGCTGTAGGTTCAAACTCAGTAGCTGAAATCTTCTCAGGTCGTATTCGTGTAAGTGGTAACATGAGTGTTTACTTCCAAGATGCTACTTTCCGTGGTTACTTCGATAGTGAAACTCCAGTTAGCATTGTTCTAGCTCTAACTGAAGACAACACTGCTGGTGCTGACTTCCTAACCTTCGTTCTACCTAAAGTAAAGATTAACAGCTTTACCAAGGCTGACGCTGAACTAGGTATTGTTGCTCAAGCTAGCTTCCAAGCTCTGCTAAATGACGTAACAACCGCTGGTCTAGAAGCTACTACAATTCTAATCCAAGATTCTGCTGCTTAATTAAAGAAACCCCGCTGGTTAACTCCGGTGGGGTTTTTTGTTGTCTATTTCTCTTGACTTTCATTATTATTCGTGTTATAATAGATATTATTAATCGTTAACTAACCCTATAAAGGAGATTATATGCTAGACCTATCTAAAAACAATCCAGCAGAAATTGCAGAAGCAGGTTTTGAATTCAACATCGTTCTACCAGATGGAACTGAAACTGATGCTAAAATTAAAGTACGTGGACGTAATAGCCCTGTAGTTAAAGCTCATGCTCGTAAAGTATTCAAAGAACTGCAAATGAAAGAGCAAGCTGCTCGTCGTCGTGGTAAAGAAGCTGAAGACCTTTCACTTGAAGAAGCTGAAGAATTAGCTGTTCGTAACGCTGTTGTTCGCATCATTTCATGGTCTGGTATTGCTGAAGACGGTAAAGAGATTGCTTTCTCAAAAGAAGAAGCTGAACGCATTCTAACCAAGTACACATTCATTCGTGAACAAGTAATGGAAGAAAGCGACAATATTCTCAACTTTCGTCACGACTGATATTGAAGAAGCTGTAGCTTTTTGCCAACAAGAATTTAGTTATTCATTAAAAGGTACTGACGGTTCATCACTTCGTGACCAACTTAACTCGGTTTGGAGACAAACTGGTGTTAAACCAAAAGAGTTGGAGAATATTAAAGAATTGCACCCACAGTTTTATCATGTTTGGAAAATGTTCATTGAACTAGACAGTGTTAGAACTAATAACGGATTCGGATACAACCCTATTTCATACACAGAGATTCATGCTTACTGTGTGTTAAATCAAATTGATTTAGATGATTGGGAACTAGAGTTGATTCGAAGGTTTGATAAAGTGGTGTTGAATATTTATTCAGAACGTCAAGAACTTGAACAACAGAAAAGACAAAAAGCTAAAGCGTAAAGCTCGTTAATTCGGGCTTTATCTTTGTGAATTGTCTATAGTTTATAAAGATAAAGTTAGGATTAGAAATGGCATTAGAACTAAGTAAGTTAGTGTTCCAAGTTGACACTACACAACTAGACGAAGCCCAAAATAAAATTAAGCAGTTAGGTACTGCAATGACTAATGTCAATGCTCCTGCTGCTAAAATGGCTAAAGAAACTCAAGTTGTAGCTGCTGCTACAGAAGCAAGTACCGAAGCCACAAAGAAAAACGTAAGCGTACTTGAACGTCAAAGAAACATCTATCAGTTCATGCTAGAAGGTTTCTCAAAAGGTCAAGCTATTGTTCTAGCTCAGGCTAAAGCAACAGGTATTCTTTCAAATGAAATGAAAGAATTAAAAGACTTGCAGTTATCTATCAGAAAGATTCAAGGTAGTGAACCATTCGACAAATCAATGGCAGGTTTAACTGCGTTGACAAATCGATATGCTGAACTAAAAGAAGCCACTCGCTTATACTCAGAAGGTGTTTCACTTACTCGTGACCAAACTCGTGAATTAGCAAGAGATAAATTCAGATTAATCGAAACAATGAAGGCAACCGGTAAGTCAATGGAAGAAATTGACGTTGCTACAAGAGGTTTGGAAACTGAATATATTTCACTTGCTAATAAAGTGAACAGCATGGTTTCTGTAGAAAAAGAACTTGAAAGACAACTTAGAGATACAGGAAACGCAACAAGAGCACTTGCAAAAGAAGATGAACGAATCAATGCTACCCTTGGTACTCTAGAAAAGAATACAGATGGTGTAGGTCGTGCTAGTGAACGTACTGCATCAAAAGTAGCGATCTATTCTCGCAACCTTCGCCTTGCTGGTATTACTGGTGATGAAGCTGTAAAGAAACTTGAAGCTTATCGAAAGAAAGTAATTCAAGTTCAGGCTGTAGAAGAAAAGAGAAATGCCGAACGTTTATCTAACGCTCTAGCACCTCAAATTTCAGACGTAACCGTATCACTTGCTGGTGGTATGAACCCTCTAACTGTTCTACTACAACAGGGTTTACAAGTACGAGACTTGATTGGTCAATCTGGTGTTGAAGTTCAAAACTTACAAGAAGTATTTAGAACTGCCGCTAGCAAAATGATCACATCAATTAAAGGTACTGCCGAAGCTGTAGGTTCATTGCTTATCGGTACAATTAAAGATGCTGGTTTAGCTGTATTTAACTTCCTAGTGTCTCCATTCGCTATTGCTAAAAGCGCAGTGATGGATTTCGTTAATGGAACAAGTACATTAGAAAGTTCTCTAGCTAAAGCTGGTGAATCATTCAAGGCATTAAAAAACGTTGGCATTTTTGGTGCTATCGCTGCATTAGCAACACTTGCTCTTGCTTACAAAGATATTATTCAAGAAGAAGCTGCATTAAGTAAAGCAATCACAATGACCGGCGCTGGTATGGGCTTATCTAAACAAGAAGCTCTATCATTCGCTGAATCAATGAGTGAAGTTGGTGTAAGTTCAACTAAAGCAATTGAATTCCTTACTGCCCTAGCTGGTCAATCACCTCGTGTAATGATTAGCATGGAGAAGTTAACTGCTGTTGCATCTAAACTTTCTAAAGTAGCTGGTGTATCTTTTGAAGACACCGCTAAAATGATTAATGATTTAGGTGATAGACCAACCGATACTCTATTGAAGTTTGCACAGGCTAGTGGTCGTGTTGAACTTTCAGTATTAAAGCAAGTTGCTGCACTTGAAGAATCTGGTAATACTGCTGAAGCTGCTCGTATCGCTCAAGAAGCGTGGGCAAAGGCGTCGGAAGAACAAGCTGCTGTTGTTTACGATAACATGAGTCCGGTTGAAAAGGTTTGGTTAGATATCAAATCTGCAATCAGCGGAACATGGGAACAAGTAAAAGAATTCGCTAAGAGTGAAACTGTAGCTACTGTATTCAGAACTGCATGGCAAACTATTGCT